AAATTAGTTAAATCTTCATTTAACTTGGTATCAAATTTTTCAGTAAATTCATTTACAAAATGTGTCAGACCTTCAACGTTTAACTTCTTTAACCCATTCCACATTAATACATTGTAAATTAATGGATAGTCGGTACTCTTAAGTCCAGATGTCCAAAGCAAAGTGCCTACTAATTTCAGAGTATCATTAATAGTTCCCTTACTGCTGTCAATCTTATCAACTAAGTTATCTAAAGAACTTACATATCCAGTAATACCACGAACATAATCATGTAGAGGAACAGCTACAGTTAACTTAGTAGCTGGAACTTCTTTCTCTAACCAATATAAGTAAATCTTTTGAATATTAGGATTCAAGATAGTTGTATAACGATTATCAGTTAATATCTTTAATCCTTTCAACATGGTAGTGGCATTTTCCTTTGTTGGATAATCAGTATACTTTTCATAAGTCTTGATATTGCTTTGACCAGAGCTAATTACTTTATTAACCTTACTATCGAATGCTGACAGGAATTGATACAATGGATAATCGGATTCTACAGTTTTAGCTTTCTTTAGCATATAAGCAAATTTGTAATCATTAGTATCCAATCCATCTGTATAACCTGTATAAGAAGCTAAGAGATTTACTCGGTCTCTCAAAGCATCATCAGTCTTATTCTTTAAGAGATTTACATCTTCCACTAATTGGTGAACTGACGTTACAATAGAAGTTGATGAATCAAGAACATTCAACCCATACCAATTCTTAAGAACTACTAAGAAATTATCTAATCCTGTTTGATAATCCATCATATAAACAGTATAAGCAATGTTTTCATAAGTTGGTTTAGTTAAATAACCATTATACAATTCAGCATCAAATACCAAATTATTAGTTCTATACAGAGGAAGGTTAGTTGTAATATATTCTTGAAGTTTATTTCCGTTATCAAAACGGGTTGGTGATACAGATAAGTTATACCAGAGCATAACGATAGCTAATTTCCGTTTATCAAACATTGAGTAATCACCCAAGATGTTTAATAATTGAACCATCTTAGCATCGTCAAATGGATCTATATCAATAGCTGATACTAATTCATCAATTTTATGCTTAATACTTTTTGGCATAAAGTCGAGATATTTATCAGTTACCATGACGTCTCGATATTTTTTATTGGAATTAATCTTAATACGAGATTGATAAATATTTGTAGAAGGGATATACTGTGTCTCTTCTGTTGTTTCTGCTAATTTTACATGTGTAAATACATTACCACCTATATCTAAAGTCTGAAGTGTATCATAGTTGGTACCTTCTACACCTGTCTTATTTAGAACTAAGAATACATCTGTAATCTCTTTTGGAGTAGTAAAACTTACACTAATCGTTTTACCCACGCTATCAGAAGTAATGTTAGCAGAATGTTCAGTATAACCTTCATTATTTTTCACAACAACTCTTGGAACAAATTCATCTTGAGTTGAAGGGAAAGCCTTAACAAACATTTGAAGTGTATAACTGGTATTTGGCTTTAGATTTGATAAACCAATTTTATTTAGAACTAGAGAACTATTCTCATGATTTTCTAATATATTTTCGACAGAAACTTTCTCTACATCTGGAACATTATCTGGTAATGAACCTCGTTCAAATAAGTTATCTTCAATAACTTTATCTTTCAAGTTATAATCAATATAACTCTTCAGTGTACCATAATTCAAGCGAGCAAAGTTTAGATCATTTTGGAACCCTTCAGGAGATAGTGTATCATCTCCATAGAGGGTATTCTTCAAACTTATGATATCTGTTGAGTTCTTTAAGATAGACTTACTAAAGTTATCAAATTTAACCTGAGCAGAATTTAACTTGGATAAGTTACCCATGACGCCCGCTAATTGTTGAATGATCTGTGAGATAGAATCATTATTCTTAGTGATAGCTGTACGGTTAGCGTCAATTAGCTTACGAAGATAATCATTAGCAGTGACAACAATATTATCAATTTGTTGTTGAATATTACTAAATTGCTTATTAATGTTAGCTAAGTTATTAGAGGATGATTTATTTGCAGAATTGATATCATTTGTATTCTTATCAATAAGCTTTTTAAGTTCATCTAATTTATCTTGTAAACCAGTTATATCTTCTACATTACCTCCAGCATTTTTTAACTTCTTCTCTAAATCAGTTACTCGAGTGATTAAATCAGCAGCTTCCAATTTAGTCAATCGATTATTTAAATCTTGAGTAGATAATTGAAGATTATTAACAGCTTTAGTATTATCTTGTAAGTTCTTTGTAACTTCTAATAAATCCGCTACTTTCTTAAAGAGATTATCTATATCTGTTTGTAAATTATCTATGGTAGTTTTATCAGTGATAGGAGGATCAACTTTCTTAATAGCATCTAAACGTCTTTGAAGTTCATTAGCTAACGCATTAAATGAGATAAATGCACGATTCAGACCAGTAATATCAGCTTCATTTTTAGCTTCTTTATCAGATAGTAGATTAATGTCAGCTTGAAGTCGGTTATCAACTTCAGTATTATTATCAATTCGTTTATCTAACCGAGCAATTTCTTTAGATAAAGCTGCTGTAGAGTCTTTTTCTAGATAAGCTATTCTCTTTTCAAAGTCAATAACCTTATCATGAAGGGCTTTTGGAGATGAAAACCAATATTGAAAATCTTCAACAATTGGATAAATTTCTTCCATTTTAACTTTGAAATCTTGAAGATCATAATAATGTTTAACAGTCGTCAGAACACCTTCATCATTATTTTCCAAAGTTGTCCAGTATAAATGACTATCAATACCTTCTACCCGTGATTTTAGAGCAATAAGTTCCTTTAAAATAGATTCATCATCAACAACAACATGTTCTCCACCACCTTGACCAATGTTTTCTAATGACTTCAAGAGAGAGTTAACTGTTTCTTGCAGAGCACTGATATTAGCCTTGGCTGTAGCCACTGACGCTGTATTGTGATCAATACTATTCTTAAAAGCATTCACCTTAGCATCTAGAGCATCTACTCGACTATCACTTTCAGTAAACCGTTTTTGAATATCTAAGAGTTGTTGGTGGATCTTACTTACAGATAATTCCAAATTGTTAATTTGTTGAACAATTTCGTCTAAGTCTCCTGGATGGAAGATAATATTTCCATCTTTATCAAAGAAGGCGGCTTTTAATTTAGCTAAGATTTCAGTGTTCTTCTTAACTTGTTCCTTCAGGTTAGCTATTTCAATCTTATTCATATCATTATCTTGGATTAAAATATCAACCTGATTCTTTAAATCATTAACTCGGCCAACTAAGAGCTCATAATCATGAATGTGATCCTTAAGTTGGGTAGCTAATTCTGCATAATGCTCACTTTCATTCTTAATAACATCATTTAATTTTTGTTCAATCTCTGCCTTGTATTGATTGAACATTGATTGGAAGTTATTGAAATTCTGGCTCAGATTATTAAAGATATTTTGTAAATTCTTAATATCTGCTATACTTGCTGAACCCGGAGCATCATCACTACCAAAGGTTACATACGTAAGAGGACTGCCAAAGGTAGGAAAGACAATTCTAACTTTATATTCTTGTAGGTTAACAGGGTTGAATTGAACAGCTTCACTAAAATCAATAGATATAGGTTGAGCAACATCATCTAAATTTCCATTTTCAATTTTAACGAGGAAATCATTACCATGGATAAAGGAGTTGGAATAGTCATAGTAGAGAACCCGGATAGGGAATTCCTTAGCAGACACATTATACCCAAAGTATTGTCCTTGGTACTTGTATTTGCTAAGAACTGGAAGAAAATCAGTTACTTTTTCTTCGAAAGGTGTTAAGGGTTTAACTAAACCAGATGTAGCCAAATTACCGGCTATACACATTTTTTGTAAAACTAAATTAGCCAAATTCTCAGATCCTTTCTATATTTATTATAGTAATATTGAATAGTTCCGATGGTATAATAAAAGAATAATAAGCATCTAGCTTATTATTCTTTTATATTTATTCTTCTTCTAAGAAAGCAGAAGTAACAATGTCTTCCACATCATTCATACGACGAATAACCCCAGAATTAGAATCATTAATTGCATGATCTAAGCGAGTCACTTTATCTGATAGATGTTCAGATACCGCACGATCTAAGTCAGCAACCTTGTTCCCTAAACCACCTACATAATCTTCTAAGTGATCTACTTGACGATCACGAGCAGCGTCACGAGTGATTCGAATCTTCTTATCACTTTCCAATAATTCTAAACGATTCTTATGGTCTTCTAACTTTGTAGAGACAGTGAAATTTTGTTGTTCTAAGGTATCATTCAATTCTGCTTTAACTCTCTTAAGTTCATTTTGTTGATCCTCTAAGCCTAGAGTTTGTTTCCGAGAGAATTCATTAAAGTTAGAAATTAATTCATTATTTCGAATAGATACATTGGATACTTCAGCCTTTAATTCTAAAAGATCATTCAACATCTGCTGAATATTTTCAGGACTAGTTAAATCTTGTTCAAATTCATCATCAATAATATTTAAGATAGCTTGACAATCATTCTTAATCTCTTCCCCAGTAGTTGGTTCAATCTTGTCTGGTGCTTTATTGATGTTTTCTATGATCCGAGTAGTAGCTTGTTTAATTTCATCTAACTTCACGGAATCTACGGTAAAGTCACTCAAGGTATCAACCTTATTCTCAATAGTTTCGATACTCTTAGTAGCTAAAATTAATGGGAACTGTTCTTCAATAGAAGCATCAGTATGAGTATTCAAGTAGTTTTGTAATGATCCTAAAATATTATCATATAAGAGGAACATTTGCTTAGAGAATTCTTCTAATTGCTTCAAGGTCTTATCTGATAATTCATATACCTGAGCTGATTCAAACCCTTCATAACTACTCATAGAGAAGCGTACATAAGCAACTGAATTAGATGGGAACATTAACAAATCTTTAATAACCAATAAGGATTTTGATACCTGTGGATTATCATTAAAGATCGTTAACTTAGAAACTACTAGTTGTTTGTCCTTATCATAATAAACGATGTTAAAGTAAACAGGTTTATTCAGTGGTTCTTTAACAATGAAATGATAGCGATAAGCCTTTTCATTATTAACTTCAATATAACCAGTAGTGATTGGATTATCATTACCGGTCAATGAAATCTGTTCAGGTTTACCACTATCAGATAAATATAAACCCTTCTCAACTTCAGATAAGTTTATCAAATTATTCATAAAGTTTCACATCTCCTTAGATATATAATGTATAGTCGATGGTTAATTCTTTAGTCAAGCTAGTAAGTGATTCTGGATCAAAGCATAAACGTGTAGCTAAGTTTAAATTGTCATATCTATTTGCACTAGCATTATACTTCCCTAACCAGAGACCCATTTCATTAATTATATTTCCTCGGCATTCATTTCGATTAATAGAAAATGTAATAGTAAATGATACATCACCAGTGATAGTATCAATGTTGAATCCTCGGCTAGTTCCATATGGTTTACTGTCCGTATAACCATCAGGACGTTTACCATAATAATAAATAGTCCCGTCTGGATTTTGTTTAGGGAGATAATAGAGCTTAGTTTGCTCTGCTGTTAATTTATCAACGATAGATGGATTAGCTTTAGCCGTATTATCATTGTACTTGTCTTGATCAACAATGATGAAGGGAACTTTTTGTCCGAGATCAACATCACTAAATACAGGAACATATGGAGTGAACGCATTAGCATTGAGATCACTCCCACCAGACCCAACAGAGAGCAAACAAATTTGGCGACTATCATCATGATGGTAATTATATTTAGAAGGCATTAACGATGAAGCATTAGTCTTGAATAATTGTTCAAACAGCCATACTCGAGTAGCTTGCGTAACTAAATTTTCTTTTTCCAAGATAATATTATCTTGATCGTCTTTAATTGTTACTTTACCATGAATACCTGCTTGAGAATGAGAAGAAGCTGGAGAATCTGATAAATTGAAAGCTTCTTCAGCTTGTAAATGTTTCTTCAAAGAAATCACGATCCTTTCTGTATCTAAAACTTTATTTTAAATATATATTATTATTTTGTAGAAAAGGAGGAATTATTATGAAAACAGATCCAGTGTTAGTTTGGAAACAACCAACTAAAAAAATTGATCCATTTTTGCGTGATGGGTTTTACGCTCTATATGATAAATTCCGAGTAGAATGGTTACTTGATCATTTCGATGAGAAGTTTCCACCAAACTTAATGTTAAATGGGCGCTATAACAATATCATTCGAGATATGGACACTATCAAAGATAATAGAAGTGTCTTCGACATAATGTTGTACAACTCGATTACTGATTTCATTCTATTACAACGTCTAGTATCGTTTATAGATGAAAATAGACCGGATATTCAAGCAAAGATTAAACCAGCCTTCAATGAACTGTTAGAGTTTCTTTTGAATAAAGAGAATCAAGAAAAACTTTATCAGGAATATTCAACAGGCCCATCTATGAATGACATTATCAGACCACGAGAAGCAAAGTTAGTCTATTTTGTTTATAATGGATTAGAGTTCTCATTGATGTTTGAATCTCATCGATATAGCTATTTTGGACAAATAAATAAGATTCCAAAAGTGAGATTAGAGATCTCTATATACAATCGTCTATATGATATTGCTGGCTATAGTACTCGACAATATTATAGTATTAGATCAGATGAATCTTTTATTACTAAAACACCTAGACTGTATCCAGAGAATAATTTAAATACTCTCTCATTCTTATATCTAACTGATTCAATTAGAGTTCTAACCAAACTACTAGATGTGAATATAGATCAATTAAATAACTATCTATCTCTATATAATAATAATAAGAAATAGATAGTTACTTTAGAAAGAAGATGAAAATCTTCTTTTTTTTTTACGGAGTTTTCACTTTAATTGATACGCTATCAGTGACGGATAAGCGATCTGTTTCATGACGATGACTGTTAATTGAATAACTATCTAAGACTTCTATGGTATCTTCCATATCTAACTTAATCTTACCCGGACTATATATAGAAGCTTGATCAAGGACTTTGATAGTGTTTTCAATTCGATTATTTAAATTATAAATAGTATTAGATGATACCGTTTGGATCGTATAAGCTTTAAAGATATTAACCAAAATATAGACATATCTCTTTATATAATCAGTTATTCCAATGAAATTATTTTCTTCAAAGAAATTATAATCATTTAGGTTTAAATGATTAATGATCGCTGTAGTAAGCTCAGTTATCTTATCTCGTACAATACCATCATAATCTAGAGTATCAATGTTACTATAATCCAGCTTTATTTGGGTATAGTAATACAAGTTGATATCATTTTCTTTTAAATATTCTAGATAAGTAGTTGCTCGTTCATTAGTTCCTTTCTTATCTAGAACCAAATCATTGTTATCCGTAGCAAACATGATATACCAAAGCTTCTTTAAAGATTGATAGACCATGGGATCATCAGTTTCCAGCATATAATCTTCTACCGTATGACGAAGTTTATCTAACCGCCGATACATATTAGCTAAGGATTCCATAGAATACTTAAACTTTCGATAGTCTCCTAAATATTGACCATCTTCACTATAATCGGAGAAGAGATCATGAAAGACCGTTAGGAAAGCATTTAATTCTGGATAGAGTTTAATATTCTGTGAAGGTTGATAGAGTTCTTTCTCAATCATATCATTAATAGATTTAGATATCTGCGGAACTATATCAAATAGAGTTGATCCCTTCTTATAGTAAACCTTATTTAAATCTTTATGATTAAGTTTCTTAACAAACTTATCTAATTCATTCTTAATAGTTGGAATATGATCATAATTTAAGAAGTAATCCCGATATTGTTTGAAACTAATAAATTGTGTAGTAGGAACTGTTTTAGGTGATAGAGTTAAATTAATATAGTCCCGAACTAATTCAGTTAGATACTTAAACTTCCCTAATTCATTAATGTATCCTTCTTTTTGCAAGAGTTTTGTAGATACATAATACAAAGCATCAGTTAACCGATTCATAGAAACTAATTTTTCAATCCGATTAACTTCATATTTTCCAGCAATTAATTTCCCAAAAGCTAAAAGTTGATTCTTATATACAGCTTTAGCGTTATATTTTTCAAAGATATAATTTAAATCAAATCTTTGTTCATCAAGCTTAAAATCATCTATCTTTAAGTTATCAATCAGGTCTAATAACCGTCTAACGGTCTTAGCTGGTAGATGATGTTCATTGTAATTGAGATAATTAACTAAATTAACTGTAATATCATTAATGCTTTCTTTTCGAGTATCAAAATACCGTGTAGTTGGAGTGAAAGCAAATCCAAAGGTATCATGTTCTAGACGCTTAGTTTTATAGCTCTTCCAATTAAGCTGATTAAAGACTAAGACAATCAGGGCTATAATAGCATTATAAATGTCAATAGGTTTATCAGATATATTTCTATCTATAAAGATAAAGTCATCATCTTTCAAACCTACAGCTTTAACTGCTTCATCATACGGTATAGCATTGTCATACATATAAGTGAATACCTTGGTTGTGTGTAACCGTTGTAGTTCACTAATCAAGGACATAAAGTAAGAGATAAGCTTAGAATTTTCAATTACATCTAAATCTATATCTGAACTAATATATTTAGTATTTAATGTATTGAATTCCTTATCCAATACTTCTTCTCGACGAACTCGCCAATATGGATCTTCTCCAGTTAATTTATCATAATCTACTCGAGGATCATTGTATACATCAACATTATTATTGATCTCAGTTCTATAGAAGGTTAAGTCATCAGCATCATAAGCATCTTTAACTTTTCCCAAGGTATATTTATTTATCTTTAGAAAATTATAACTAAAGATATCTTTTATAATATCGAATACCTTGTTAGTACCTTTATTCCGAATCATATCATTCAGAAGTTTGTAAGTTCTTCGTTGATATTCTATTGGGAAAGAATCAAAATAATCTAGTCCATTAGAAATAAATCCATTCTTTAATTGTCGTTTGGTATAGGTATCAACATTAAAGTAATCTTTCATCTCTAAATTGATATACCGTTGAACAGTCATAAAGATAATGTATTCATCGAAGAACTCTCTATTGTATCGTTGATTATCCCATGCATGGGTATACAAGACTTTACTGAAATAATTAAGAGCTTCATAGTAACAGAGTTCAAAGAGATTTTTCTTATGTTTATCCAAGGTGGAATTAATCTCTTTAATGATGAACCTGTCTTTAGCCTTTCGAGCTACATAATAACTAATCCCATACAGTTTATTTAGATTCAGATAGTACTTATTTCGTTCTGTATAATCTTTAATAATCTGTAAGCGTTGATATTCTGTATATACATGTTCATCCAAGGTATGATCAATAGCTCTAATATATAGATCAGCATCTTTCATCATTTGATCAGTTTCATATCGTTCTGCTTCAGCAGTGTTCTTTAAGACTAAACCACGAGCAAAATCGATAATATTTTGAACATCTTCTATATCAGTCTTATCAAAAGCATTCCATCTATAATAGGGAGTATACTTTCGAATCATATCTTCTGTAAATTCTACAGACAAAAGTTTCACCACCTTTTCCTTGCCATATAACTGAATGTTGTACTAATAAGAATAACGGTGAAGTTGACAATCATATTCTTTCAATAGATTTAGATATTTTGTATTAGGGAGATTGTATCTAAACGATGGAGAAAAGATTTGTACAGTTCTTAAATCTCCATTTGTTAGAAGATCTACAATGTTATTATTGTAATCTTCATACACAGCGGCAATTCGTTCTTTCTCATCTTTAGGGAGAGCTTTCAATACGTCTGACTTCTTTTCTTTTTTATCTACATAATAGATGTCTACCTTATCCATATAAGAAGAGAAAGTTTCTTTTAAGAATCTAGTCTTACTTGCTTCTGAATGTTCTCCAGCAACTTTACTGATGATAATAATCTTAGAAAGAATTTGTTTCTTCTTAGATAAAGCCGATAATAACCCATTCACCAGTGGAGTAGGTTTTAAATCATCATAAAAGTTATCTACATTATAGAGATCAATCATCTTTTCTACAACCTTTTCATATGTTGGTCGATGAATGGTAGCTGGATTGATTTCATCTTTCAACAACCAGTGATCTAGGTAATAATTATTACGGTATAACACTCGAAGAGCATCTTGTTCCTTAGAAGGATCATATGGTTGACTCAAATCAAAGAACTCTGTAAAGTCTTCTTTATGTTGATAAATTTTATATACCCACTTTGGAGTAATATTGACAATGATTTCATCTACATCTAAGACTACAATATCCTTATATGTGTTTGATTGAACTTGAGATAAGTTATCTAGTTCTTGTTGTGTTACTGGTTGTGATAAAGCTTCTTTAGCTGACGTGAATAATTTTTCCATTACGTTACTACCTCTTTCATGATAAAAAAAAAATATATAACATTTTATAGTAAAATGTAAAAATTTTTTAAATTATTTAGATGTTAACAATATTGGATGGAATATACTTTCCATTGGTTAGAGCTAAGGTCTTTAACCCTACTGATTCAATAATTGGAATACCGGCCGCAATATGGTTGTTCAACATTTCATTAATATTTACGAATGGTCGTAATTCTTCTGGTATAGATTTGGTTTCTTCTCCAATAGCAATAGCCTTAATTCCTTTCTTATCGAATTCGGTATTAGGATCATTCCAGAGCTTCTTGAAATTAGCATATAATTCACTGGATTGATCAATATTACTTTCAATATCATCCCAGGAATCAATATTAGTCTTGATAGTTCTAATCTTAGCTGGAGGAACAATCGGTGATTGTGGATAGAGCATATTCCATACATACGTTGCATTAAAAGCTTGAATCGTAAATGGATTCTTATAACTTTCTAAGACGTTTACTTTACTTGGAATCGTAAAGTCTAATTCACCTTTTTGTAGAGACTTAACAATCTTTTCCTCTAATTCCTTATACCGCCGAATGATATTTGAGTATTCTACTTCAGTTGGAATTAGAATCTCTTCTTTTAATAAGTTAGAAATATCCTTTCGAACTACAGCATTGGTACTTACCTTTCGAATAGCTAACCCCTTGATATCAAAGTCTGGTTTATCTAATAGATTTCCTTCTTGCAAAAGAATGATTTGAGCATATGATTTCTTATTCTTGGTTAACATAATCTTTTTAAGTAGAAATTCATTCTTCAATCCAACGACATGAGCATGAGATTCAGGAACTCCAGTTTCTCGTTGGAATTTATAGATAGCTTCATCTGTACACTTCATAATTTCATACATAATGATATTAACAGCTGACACTAAACTATCTACGTCATCTTCATTAAATCCTATAGATGATTTCTCCCGAATAGTAGTTAAGATTGGATCTAGATAAACGAAGGAACTATCTGTATCCACCAATAACACTGATCTTCTCTTTCGTTCTTTAACGTTCTTAAATCTATGGAAATCTTGATAGTTATATAGGAGATAATTTCTAAATAAATTCCAAATCTTAGTTAAATTCTCTACTAAATCTTCAGGTGGTTCATTTGGATCATAGAATTTACTACCAGATAAACATTTATCTACATAAAGATCAACAATGTTGGTATCTTCAAAGAATTTAATCATATTATTTTTATAGTAGATACGTAACCGATATTTAGCTGGAATCTTTTCTAAGTATTGAGTTACTAAGTTAAGTTCTTCACATTTAGGTTTATATACTAAAAACCCTGCTAGATATTCAGTTAAGTAACCCGGATCAATTATCTGTTTAAATCGGTCTTCATTAAAGGTTAAAGAAGAATCATTTACATCATAATTTTCAGATACAATTCGAGTTATATAATTGAAGATTTCATCTACAGATTCAAAGTAAATATTATTCCCTAGAAGCTTCTCATATAAATTGATTGATGTAGAGATAATATCTACTCCAGAAGCGGTAACCGATTTCCCACTGTGATTATCATGGAATTGTGATTGACGTTGAATTAAAACCCCATAGAAGGAGTTATTCATAATCTTCCAAGTCTTTTGTTCCATTTCATATGAATCATGAAGAGTTTGATCCTCATCGTTAATGTGTTCAAACATTTTCTTCTTAGCAATCTTCCGATTAGTGGTAAATGTATTGATCATTTTAATTCGTTCATTCTCTACCTGTTCATGACGATAATACATCGTCCCAGATCCACTCATAATTGGTTGAATGTTGATGAAGATATTATCAAAATCATTTACGGGAATGTCTTGTCCATCAATTTGAATATGCTCTATATTAGATGGATTACTCATACGCTTCTTAACCGTAGATATAACTGTTTCTTTAATACGAGATTCACTCATCTCTGGGTGCATGATTCGTAACATTTTAATCATTCGTTGACAGTAATCAATCATCATGGAACGATTTCTAAATGAGTTTACATATTGTTGATTTTCAGTTGTCATAAAATAAAATCACTCCTTTACAGAATATAAAAACGTTATAAATTTATAAAATCTTTTATAAAAATAAATATCAGGCAAAAGTATCAACCAACTATCTTTTATAATTTATCTATATAGAAAGGAAGATCATGAATGTCATTTAAGAATTTCCTAACAGAAAGTCAAGAAGATGAAATGTTTGATAAGACAATTAAATTATTGACTGAATCAAACGTTGTTCGTATGGACCGTAATACTATGCGGAAGCGTCTCTTCACTCAAGCTACCTTAGCTGCTGCTCGTGAAGCCAATGATCCATTCTACATTAAGTATAATAAGCACAATAAGTTGCGGAAGAAGTATCGTCGTTTAATTCAAGAACGTTTTGCGGCTCAAGGTCGTCGTAAATTGGCTGAATATGATGCTCGTCGCCGGGCTAATGCTAATAATTCCAACCGTAAGTAAAAAAAAAAATAAGGTATACTCACTTAGAGTATACCTTATATATTAATCTTTTTCTATAGTTGAAGTTCCATCAATGATGTTGGACCAGTCTTTAATATTCTGCTGGATCGCTTTTTCTTCGTCTTCATCATCATCTTCATGTTCTCCCACGTCTTCTTCCTCTAACAGTTCTCCATCTTGGATAAAGATTTCACTCTGATCATCAATGATATTGATAGAGATTGCATAACCAAAACATTCAACCATTTCTAAGAATTTAGGATAAGATACTTCACCTAATTCTAGAAGATGATATAAGCGATTCTTCACAGTTTGTCGTTTGATCCCATTTTCTTCCAAGATATCAAAGAAAGTTCCAAATGTCATTCCATTTCGACCTAGTTGATTCAAGAAGTTATACATAGTCAATCCTAATGGATTATGATAGAAAATAGATTTGTCAGTTTCAACACTTACTTTGTCATGCAATAAAAACCGTCTACCAGAAGATCGTGTTCCTCTAGAAGCACGTTTTTGCTTTGGCTTTTCTTCCACTAATTGATTCTCCTCATCGTCCACCCCAAGTTCATTATCTTTATTTGCTCTTCTTCTTGATGAGTTTTTCTGTTTAATTTCTTGTAATTTATTTTGTCGAATGTTATCATTCATTCCCGAGATATTCTTAATTAATTCTGGATCTATCACTGTCATGCCGTTACAGTTTTAGATAACATATCCATAAATTAAACATATTGTTTAATTTCATATTGATAGAGGTTAAATAACCTATTTGATTCTTGCTTCATAGATCTCGCCATATTTTCAGCCGGTCTAATGACACTACATAAATAGCCTACTAATATGGTCTTATATTATCTCCACAAGCGTGACTTTCCCAGTAACTCTGGGTACATATCTTATCTACTTGTTTTTTATATTTATAGCAGCATTAAGATCTCTATCCATGTGATTACCGCAGAATTCACAATCAAATATTCTATCACTCAACGACAACTTATGTGATTGCTTTTTACCACATTGTGAACATATTTGAGTGGTATTAAATGGTGAAACTAACTCGACTGTAACGGTATTACCACCTTGTCTGAATTTATTTGCATGTTCAGCTTTATAAACTAACATAGTTTTAAATTTATAAAATGAAGCATCCATAATTTTACGAGCTAGTCTATGCATTTTCACCATATTAGAAGGTCTAAGATCTTCTATTTTAATATGAGTATAATTTCTAACTAAGAAATTAGTGACCTTGTGGAGATAATCATCACGCATATTCATCTTTTTCTGAGTTTTATGATTAAGTTTGATTTTCGCTTTATCATAATTCTTAGAATCTTTAACTTTGCGAGATAACTGTCTTTGTCTTTTCTTAATTAATTTATCAATCTTACTGAAGCCTTGTGATGGTATAGTAGTACCATCACTTAGAGTAAGAAGATTTTTAATACCCCAATCAATACCAACAGTACCACCATTAGATTGCATGGATCTAGTGTTAATTTCTCTATTAGGTTTAATTTCAAATCTAACACTAGCATAATATTTATCACCTTCACGAGATATAGTAACTTGCTTAATCTTAGCATGCTTCCATCTAGGATTTTCAGCAGTTCTGATTTTAGGTAAAGCTTTACCTCTACCAGTACATTTAGGAATCTTTAGTTTATGAGATACCCATTTCATAGCAGGTGCTTGTTGTGGTTTAGATGTTATCTCAATCATAGTAAAACTTTGTTTACTATTACGTTTAGATTTAAATTTAGGTCTTCCTACCTTATATCCTTTACGAGTTTTCTTTTTAGATTGAAACATTCTATCCCATGCTTTACCTAAATTAAGAATACTATTATTAATTGATTGGCTACTCACTTCCTTCATCCATGGATATAATGGTTTAACCAACTTAGTAAATTTATTTCTCAATTTACGTCCATTATATTCTTTCATACTGATAGATTCTTGCAATGCAATATTCCAGGCGAATCTAGCAACACCAAATGATTTTTCAAATAATTCTTTTTGATCGTCATTAGGATATATTCTAACTTTCTGACATCTAATCATTAATTCATCACCTCCTTTAAATTATAGATGTCAGTTAAATAAGTTAAAATAAATTTATTTTCTATCCATTAATCACCGAATAATTGATCATCAATTTCAGAATCATTAATATCTGTCACTGAAGCTTCTTCTTCGTATTTGCCTGTTGGTTTAAAATTAGCTAACCCACCACTAAATGGATTTGAAGAAGTTTCTTTCTTAGGATCTTCTGATTTAGTCTCTTCCTTAGAAACATCAAATGATAAATCTTCGTCTGATATATTAACTGAATCAACTTCAGTATTAGCAAATGGATCATCTGTAGATTCTGGAGCAGGTTGTTTTGCTGGTTCAGGTTGTTTTTGAGCCATATTCTTTCCAGCCATAGGAGTATTCCCAAAGATACTATTTCCATTACCTACTTGAGGTTTCTTTAACCCTGATCCAGATCCAAAACTCATTGAAGCTGCTTGAGCGAATGGATTTGATGAATTACCTGAAGTAGATTTTGCTTGTTGTTGGTTGTTGTTGCTTCCAAATTGTTTGTTGTTATAGAAGTTATTAGCTGATCCACCCATGGATGAATTTTGTTGAGCACCAAATGAACGTCCATTTGCATTGATGAACATATTAGGATTATTTCTATAATCTGGAGCATCATGTAATCCAGCATTTAATAACAGAGCATCTAACTTAGTTTCTAAGGTAGCAGATTGATATAGATTGATCATTTGTAATCTATATGAATCAAAATTAAAGTTAGAAATAGTGAAAAGCATAGTATAAATTTGGTTAGCACTTACTTGAGCAACTAGATTATTTTCACCATTAAATGTGATATTGAATCCTGGAATATTTTCATTATTCCGTCCACTAATATAAGTTGGATTCAAATATAGAGTCTTATTACCGAACCAACCTTCTAATGGATAATTAGTGTTCATATATTCTTGGGAACCCCAGATATTATTATTTTGGAAGAGTTCTAACAACTTATTCACATTTTGTTGAATGTTATATACATGAGATTCACCAAAGATGATTTCTTCATTTACATATTTCCCATTGTTGTTTCCAGTTAAATTAAGGAAGAAGAACAATCTATACCGAACATCTGCACGAAGCATATCTTTTTCATTACTATATGAAGATGAACTATAGTTGTTGTAGTTTACAACTGGGTAGAAGCGATTGGTTGTTGAACTCTTCTTTGGAGGAAGTAAGTGAATTCCATAAGATCCGTTGAAGAAAGCTCCTAATTCTACACTATAGTCGTTGATTGGTTGGAAGTTGTATTTTGACATGACAAATCTCCTTTAAAATAATTTTTAATATAATTTAGTTGAAAATTAAAAAGATTTTTTAATGAATTTGTTCAAATTTCCGTCCAGTTAGGGATGACAAATAATCCACATATCCAGCAGACCATTCTTCGAATGATGAACGAGAATAGAGATCAACAAATTTTAACAATAAATCTGTTTTTTCCTGGAAATCAGTAGCAACAGATTCTCGTTGCTTAACTAAAATCCCATCAATATTGGATCTGAAATTCTTATTGAATTTATATTTCAAAAATGCACCAAACTTCATATTCTTTTGAATAGTTTCTTTGAAGTCAGTGAATACATCATTAATGCTAGCTTGGATAAAATTATTCTGCTTCTTAAACATATTGCTCAAATAAGTAAATACTTCTAATGTATCAGTATATTTCTTATAGGTAAAATCTTCAAAGTTAAAGGAGAAGATCTTTACAAAACCGGGTTCATCTTCAAAAGTTTCAATGAAAGCATTAATTGTATCCATTTTCTGTTGAATATATTCATTATTTAAATCAACCATATCTCCAACACTGTCTATATCATATAGACCTTCAAAATCTCCGTTTTGATATTTCTTTATATAGTAAACTATATTGATCAATTTAGCTAGATATTGTAAGATCAATTCTCGTTCTTGTTCATAATTGATAAATAGATCAAATGAGTGAGATCCATTATCATAATTATGATGAGCATATAAAACTTGAGGAGCTTGATCATTCTTAATATCATACACTTCTGATAAAATCTTATCATGCTTCTTATCATACATGTATAACTTATCTAGGAGTTTAGATGTTAATTCTTTCCGAACCTTATTATAAGATTCCATTCCGTTTAAAACTGCTGTAAATTCTTTTAATTCTTGTTCTTTAATAACCATTATTTCATTGTCCTTTCAAATTCTTCAACTAATCTTTCAAGTTCTAATAACGTTTTCTTTCTCGGCAACAGTATTAGCTTATACATAAGTATAGCTGTATTCATATTATATTTATACCGACTATACGGGTTTATTCTATATAAAACTTTAGCTTTCATTGGTAGAAGAGCATATAATCCTCGATAAAAAGTTAAATTTGTTCCATGATCATAAACAATATCAAATCCATTCTTAGCTTTATAAAGGCGAAGTGTTTCAACTATATTATAAGAGCTTATAGGATTACGTAGCTTATCTTGATAGATATGAACTAAGAAATCTTCCAATAAGTCTAGCAACTTAAAATATAATCGTCTATAATTTCTATAGATTAAACCTACATAATTTTTGAAATTAGTAGTGTTATATAGTTTAGTATCGGATAATCTAATCATACGGATATAAACTTTTCCGTCTTGTACATATTCATATTTTGCCATATATTGTTTCTTATCATTTAACAGACGATGAACTAAATCTATAGATTGTTTTATTGATTCTTCAATCATGGTTCTTCTAGAAGGTATAAGATCCCTTAGTCGTTTAATACATTCAATCGTATAAGTCACTAAAGCTAATTGCTCATAGGATTCTAACATAATCTTTCTTAAGTTTGTTACATCTATATAGACGTAGTATTCGGCATAAAAACTAAATGTCGTGGTATCTAAGGAAATCGGTTCACGTATAGAGAGCTTGAGCAAGTTAGATAAATATTCTTCTAATCCTTCTTCATTCTCCCAGTCCTTATAATTGAGATAATTTCTATCTATACGTTTCCCTAGAATAATCCTTTGTAATTCTTTCTCTATATTCATATAAAATTCTTTCTCTATATTCATATAAACACCACCAACCTATGATAATTTAACATTGTAGATCTTCTTAGCATTTTTCCGATAAATTCGTTTCTTCTGTCGATACTGACGTTGAATATCTTTAAAGCTATCATCAATAATATCTATGAAGAAGACATCTTTATCAGGTAAGGGACGTAATCTTCCAGACAATTGTTTCAATGTTACTTCAG